TCATGTATGTGAAAGCATCCTGTGGCCACCTGAGTTAGGTAAACCGTCAAGGTTATTACACGCTAGGGATAACAAAACATTTTACTTTAGTTAATTTAGAGGGTGCTTGACACCCTCTTTTTTTATGCTATAATATATTTGTTGGACGCAACTTTGGGTGTGACTGAATAAACTTACTGGCAACCGCTAGTTAAGGTGATGAGACACAGGTGGTGCTGCTGCAGCGATGCAGAACCGATCAACCAATCGGGTCTCAGGCAATAACGTTTTTACTACTGTAGTAATGCCCGTTATTTGTTGGTATACAGGAATCCAACCACCCTCTTTCTTTATAAACCTCGTGATGCTATCTTTCGCCTCTCCGAGGTTTTTTCATGTCAAGGACTCCTAACACTAAATAATATTACAGGAGGCTAAGACGATGAAGATAGAATTCACATGGGACGAATATCAAGTTCCAGAATACGATCCAGAAAAACATGATCCAGAGAGGGTCTTTGCCATGCTGTGTTATCGTGGTATTCATTATGCAAAGTGGGTAGTTCTAGATCCCTTTAAGATTAAATCTTGGAGAGTGGATTGGGACTAGGCATTTCTTTTTGTTAAGTAAATGACTGACTAGGTATAAATTTTTTGGTAAATAATTATATAGAGTTAGGGGGAAACGATCATGCATCGAGATTCCTTTATTATTACGATTAGGGGAGGGTAAAACCTCCCCTTCTTTTTTGTGTCTAAATATAAACAGATATAATCTTTTATCATGACACCGATAAAATGGTTTGCTGCTACAATAGGAGTAGTAATAGGTGTATCACATATTGGTATGATTGGCATGGTTGCCAACAGAAAGGGTGATAAATTGCCTGACCTAGACATACCTGTAGGTCCTTATACTTCATACGTAGTGCAAGCAGACAAAGAGGGATACAAGATCAGTTATACTGCAAACGATCCCAAGACTGCCTACATTACTAAGGACATCAAGACCAAAGGTGGATTCCTAGGACTAGCAACAGAAACAACTAAGGTTGCTGAGGAATACTTCCTAGATGGTAAGACTAATCAGGGCGGTCCTGTATCTAATAAGAGATCTTGGATAGATCAACCATCTGGTCTTACACAGGCACAGAGTGAAGAGATAACTGCCTTTCGTAAAAGCGAAGAATGTATCAAAGCAATCGGAAGTGCAGAAGGCACAGGACGTTTGGTGGGTACATCGATTGGTGCTAGTGCTGCTCCTACTCTTAGTACTATTCCCTTTGTTGGTTGGGTCGCTGCTGGTTGGGTGGCGATGTTTGGTGGTAATCAGGGAGCTGATATAGGTGGTAACATGGCAGAGGATTTGAACAAGAACTGTTGATGAAGTATCATCTATACGACGAACAGGAAAGACATCAAGGTAAATTTAATTCTGTTTATGAATTAAGAAAGTTTTTATGTGATAGAAAGTATGATACTAACTGTGACAAGGATATAGGCTGCACGTTTGATTACATTAAACACATAAAATGGTTCTTTGAAATCGAAGAATGATGTCAGTGAGTCCACATATTTGATGCGTAATTATACCTAGTGTGTTATTATAAATAATAACGTACTGGAGTTGAAACTATCATGTCCCACTACACACTCGGTTGGCACGACAACCAAAACAAACATTTTGAAATAGGCGAATATGCGGATGACGCATTTGAAGCAGTAAGACACGCAAGGGAGGATGTTCCGTATCTACACGAACATCCTTTTTCTTTGGATTCAATTAAAAAGGAGGAATGATGAAAAATTTACCAATCAAATCAACAACTATTCTATTTGGATTCATCTGCATAGCAGTTTACACATCAATTAATTACGCTTGGGTATGAAAAAATTTAACACAATCATTCTCGATGTAACAATTTACATCTTAGACTTTCTTTACAGAGGTAGAGACTTTCAGAGATTCTGGGTATTGGAAGTAATTGCAAGAGCACCTTACTTCTCATTTATCAGTGTGTTACATTTCCGCGAATCACTTGGACTTCGTGGTGAAGATCATATATACTTAATGAAGGAACACTTCTATCAGGCATTAAATGAAACAGAACACTTGGAAGAAATGGAGCTTAGAGAAGGTAACAAGTATTGGATTGACCGCTTCTTTGCCAAACATCTTGTTTTGGTTTATTATTGGATCATGGTTGGGTATTATCTTATCGATCCTACTAACGCTTACGATATCAACATGAAGATAGAAAAGCATGCCTTTGAGACATACACAAAATATAGTGCATATCATCCCGAAGATACAAAGATCGCTGAGATTGCACAAGATGAATTAAATCACTCTAGAGAGTTGAAAAAAGCAATGCTTATGATTGCTTAAACTCTCTTTCTTTTTTTAGTAGATAAAGCAAATATTCCGACAACAAAAATAACTGGCAAGAGTATTGTGTCAACTGTCATTACTAATTCCATATTGGTGAGACCTGTTGCACTCAATGCTCTATCAGACCAAGTTCCTGATAATGTCCATACCTGTGGATTTGATAGAAAAATCATTTATAAAATTATTACTACTCTATATCTAGTCAATTCCTTGTGCAAAGTCAAGTGCTTTTCGTGCGGATTGTAACATTTTAATCTTTTTGTAGTCTTTTGCATACGGAACTGTAATATGAAATCCAAGTAATTCACCCTCTGGATCATCAGGTATTCCAACTGGTTGCACAAAAAAGATACCGGCATGAGCAACGCACTTCCAACCGATATCTACAAATCCTAATTCTCTGAGTGCACATTCAAGTTTTAAAGAATGACACCCATCAATTAGTTTCATTAACAATTTTTATTTAAATCTTCTGCCATCTTCCACCTATTTCTGCACCTTGATTACCACTAAACATTGTTACCCAACCAGCAGCAACCCAACCAATAATGGGAATATTAGCAACGCTAGGAGCAACACTAGCACCAACACTGGAACCCACGAGTCTTCCTGTGTTTTCTGCTCCTCCGATTGCTTTGATACATGCTTCTGATTTTCTGTCTGTTCCGATTTCTGTTGTGGTTGATTTATGGTGTACTGCACCGTCCATCGTGTATTGCTCCACGACTTTAACTTTGTTGTTAGCCAATCCAAGAAAGCCACCTTTAGTATTACTATCCCTTTCCACACGCATTACTTTTGGATCGTTTGCTTTATAACTTATCTTATATCCATTATGTCCAACTTCTGCTTCATATGAAGTATAAGGACCAACTGGTAAGTTGATGCTTGGTAATTTACTTTGACGATTTGATAAAGAACCTATCATACCAATGTGAGATAATCCAATGAGTCCACCTAATCCCAGAGCGAACCATTTACCCCATTTCACTTCTTTCTTTTCCATTATCCTTTCTTAGGTGGTACTGAAGGTGCAAGAACCATAGGTGCTTGCTCAATTCTTATTGTTTGTGCGGGTGCTGTATTTGCTGCTTTCTCAATTAATATCTCCATATCTTTCTTGGATATATTTGCTCCTCCTCCTGATGATGCATTCTTTTTCCTTTGTCCCGCCTCAACACCAAAAGTAGCTAGGACCCCCGTAAAGACTGAAGCTATGAAGGTTGGATCAATATTTTCCTGTTTTGATAGACCAGGAAAAGTTACATAATTCAGTGTTAATATTCCACCTGCCCAGATTAAAATTCCAAGCCTTACAAAAGTGCTCAGAATTGCCATCTGCTCTTCTTTATCATCTATTGCCTCTTTTAGTTTACCTAGAGGACCTTTAGGTTTTACTTCTTCTTTCTTTGCTTCAGCCATGGGATCAATATGTCTATATTATATATAGACGCTTAATCCTTAGAAACCTAATGGTATTGGTGACATAGGTGATGCAGGAGCATCTGGTGCTGCTGTTGATGGTGATGGTAAACCTAGACCACCTCCACCTAAACCACCAAGGTCTCCAAGACCACCAAGTTTATCGGTGACTGCTTCCATTACCTTGCCTTTGACGTTATCGATAATCGCATCCTTATTGAGATATACAATCCCAACAGCACCAACGACGGTGATAGATACAATACCACTTGCGATAGCGATTCCATTTACTATTTTTTGTAACATAATTCTATTTACTCAACAAATTATATATCATACTCGCTACCCTCTCCCATATACTCAAGGGAAACGATATCATGATTAACTTCTTTATTTTCTCTTATTAACCACTCTGCAAATTCTTGTCTTATTGAAACTGCATCTTTTAATTTCTCTTCATTACCATCTGTGCATAAATCATTCATTCGATCTATTGACCAATCATATGTAGTT